TCCGGCAACTTCTTGGTTGTCTTGAGCCTCAGTTTGACGAATTGTCTGGGTGCTCTCCGTGCTACGTATAACTGTCCCATTACTACCTTCCCCCTTTAATGCCAAACTTTCCCTTATCTCCTCCATCTGTTTACTAAAGGCTACCCTGGCTGCTTCCAAAGCGTTCGACCTGATAAAGCCTCGCCTCTTCCGATAACGGAAGTCACCCTTAGCGTTCATGATTACTTCGTTAAAAAATTTACCCATCTTTCTTCACCAGCCCTCCAACTATACTTGCCAGCTCCGTTACAGTATTAGCCAGCACTTTCATTTGCTCTCTGAGTTCTGATATGTCCTCACCACCGACCTGCATACCACTCTTCTCAGCCCTCTTCTTCTCCCATTCGGTCATCAACTTACTACCCTTCTTAACGAGCTTCTTATGCTTATTCTCACACTTCTTTATATCTTCCTCAGTCTTATGCCACAGCCCGCAGTGTGGACAGTCTATCTGGAGCATATCAGGGCTGGGTGGCACAGGTAGCAACCCGTAATCAAAGTTGGCATCTCGCTTCCCTTTGTCTATCACCTTTCCATTCTCATCCTTGATAACGTATTCCCGCCACGCAGGAACCTTCTTTACTCTCCTGCCACTGGGGGTATAATAGGTCTGCCTTTCTGCTCCCCCTGTAACCTGGACACGGCTATACCCCGTGCTCTCAAGCTCTCTCTTTAGCCTCTCCTTCTCCTCCCTATCACGCTTTGACATAAAGTATCTTACCTCCTTTACTTACAGTGCCCCTAGATACTGTTTATCCTTTAGTCTTCCTTTCCTCAATTTATTTAGCTCTTTAAGCATACGTCTTTTCTGAATTGATGATTTAGTGAAGTCAACATTCTCCCTTAAAAGCTCAGGCACTATTTTACTAACTACGAACTCTGACTTATCCAGTGGTTCCGCCCAGTCTAAGAATTTATCCCGCAGCCTGTCATTATGCGCATACAGTAACCAGGGTATCCCTAAACTCTCCGCTGTTACCGCCACGTGCAACCTATCAGTTATTACATAAGCACTCTTAGCTATCTTAGAGAAGACCAGAGGCACCTCATAATAACTAATCGGGTCGGCGCAGTATCTTACAGCCGGTAAGCCCAGACAATTAGGTATATCTTCCTTTATCCAATCCAGAATGACACAAACTCGTTCCTGCCGATTGACTTTACCATAGACTCTGTCGATTAAAAGAGCTGGGTCTCCGATATAAGGTAAGTCTGTTTTACAAGATGACCTCTTACCTCTAACCCAGCCACCTTGATGGGATAAATCTACCTTTTTATCAAAGTGAGCTGCCCCGGTGCCCAAGAAGATTAACTTAGTCCTCAAGAAGTTCTCCGCCGGGGCTATAAAATCAATCAGTGTGCCTACCCCGACATACTGAGGTTGATGCGACTCCCATATATCCAGCACACTTTCATAAACTACCTCACCCAGCAGGTGGTTGAACAGGTCTATGTTTAAGAGGTCTCCATAGTTATTACTTGCACCTGTAATATAAACTATACTCACTCTGCCCTCCTGAACCTCAAGACAATATTGCCAGTCCTAGCTGCCTCATCTACATAAGGGAAGTTTATTAATTTAGACTTTACATTCTCAGGGAGAATACTCTGCAGGATTTTAGGGGTAAATTGAATATGGTGTGACTTCTCTTCCCAATACCCATAGGGAACAGTAACTATTACCTCTGGAGCTACCCGAATTAACTCGGCTAAAGCCCTTCTGGCATCCTCTAAGGAGGGCAAATGCTCTATGCACTCGGAGGCTATTGCTACCTCGAACTCATCATCAGGAAACGGAATTTCCCTTATATCACCCTTTACCACCTGACCTCTAAACGGAACCAGATACTCAACCGATGGCTTTTTAAGGCTGTCCAGAGCAACCTGAGAGGTATCCATAGCTACGGCCTCCTCAAAGTTGCAAACATAGATAGGTTCCTGATGTCCACATCCTACATCCAACACCCGCCTTCTACCCATAAGTAACTGCCTCAGGACACCCATCCGATTCCAGTAGACGGCAGTTTCCTCAAACCCTAATCGCACCCGTCTCTTAGCTATCTCCTCAAAGTCGTCAGGTTGCTTGATTATAGACTCTATCTTACTAAGACACGGTATCCAGTATTCAGGAACTATCTTATCCCAGTCATACTGAAGAGCAAACTGCCTTGCTTCAGCCCGCTTATCCTGATAGTGCCCCTCTTCCCACATCCAATACGCTTGCTCCAATCTATCTAAAGCACTCTGCCTATCCGCTACTGCCCTACGTGTAGACTGGTAGCTCCACTCCAGTCTCTCTACCTCGACCAGCCACTTGCTGGCGCACAACTCCGTCATTGAGGTAAAGTCGGTCACGATAACAGGCACGCCACACGCCTGAGCCTCCAGTATCGGGATACCGAACCCTTCCCCCTTTGACAGCAGAAGGAAGACATCCATAGCATTATATAAAGCCGACATCTCAGGCTGCACCGCCCCCCTGAACAGCATTGTGGTTGGGGGGAAATGGAAGCAGTCGTCAAGACCCAGTGACTTTACATACTCAGGTATATTACGCAAGCCCGCCTTATGCCTCGGCTGGGTATAAGCCAGAAATCTGGTATTGCGATGCCTCTTATGAAACTCAGCAAATACCTCAATCATAGCCTCCCAGTTCTTCCTCTCCCCGATATTACTGGCTACCGAGCCGACCACAAAGTCATCATCCTTAATACCAATACTATCCCTTAGTGTCCTCCTGTATTTGTGGTTAGGACAGTAGGCTTTTGTGTCCACCCCGTGAGGCACGTAGGTGTTATCAATCCCTTTCTCAAGTGCCTTCTTATGCCCGAACTTACTCATCGTTATCGCATATACACGTGAGGTAAGGTGGGACATAACTATCGGGGGCACTTCCATATGGTCAATAGGGAAGTAGGGAACCCAGTTAAACCTCCGAAAGACCTTCTGGTCTAGAACCCACACATCCATAAGGCTGATAAGCACATCAGCGTTAAACTCTTTATAATACATCTCCGCCAGTTTATTGCCGTAGTCCTCTGGGTCATTCGGGTAAACCAAAATACCGTTCCAGTTGTTCATCCCGCCTTTAAGACCCCAATAGGCGAAGATAGCAAGGTCAACAGGCTTATCCCATTTGGTAGGGAAGGTAGACCCTTTCGCAATTCTCTTGCAGACCTCACTTGTTACTACTCCATATCCACTATTACAGTGTGGAGCATTAGACATCCATAAAACTCTCATTCTAACTCCTTTCTCCTAAATGTATCCGCCTCTCTTAATAATCAGCCGGTTGTTTCCGGCACAACCGGCAAAGCCCTCGTTTCTTAGCTCTAGGCTACAATACCCTCAGCCGCAGGTGAACCAAAGACGTAGTCAATCTGGACATCCAGGTCAGCCAAGTCGAGAGTTCCATCACCCTTGACCTGAACAATAACGACATCGTTCTTGTCAAGGTCGGCGTTAGCCGCCGTAATGGAAAACTGCTCAGGATTGTTTGCCGCAAGGGCGGTAGCAGTGCCGATAGAGCCTATAACAACCGTGCCGGAGCCGTCAGAGCCACCATCAAGCAAGTTAATGCTGATAGTGCCTGCTCCAACCGCAGTCCGCACAGTTGCCCAGGCATCAACAATGTTACCAGCCGCAGGCATAACAAACGCTGCAACCTTCTGACCTGAACTATCAGGATTAGTGACTGCATTCAGGTGGGCTACCATGCTGTGAGGGGACATATACGGAAAACTCACTTTAACCCTCCTTACTCACTACGCTGGCGTAGTAGCGTCGTGATACAGTTCAACAATCCATCCAGCCAGATACTCTCCTACACCATATTCACCCACAACATTAAGTTCAGTAGCTCTCAGGCTTGGGTCATCGTCTGGGAGAATTTCCCACTCTTGAGCATTAGCCAGGATGATTGAACCACCCTGCCCTCTACTAAAGACACCGCCCTTGCAGGTAGTCGTATCAATATTCCCATCGGAGATGATAGGAACATCAAACAGACTCCCCTTGAGGTAATTCCGCAGTATGCCATCGGTCAGAGACCCTGGGGTTGCCCCGTGGCCAGCAGTGCCAGCCACAGGCAGTATCGGAGTGAAGACATCTACGAAATCAAGGAGAACATAAGGGTGATGAACCAGCACATAAGGCTTAGGAGCTGGCCCTCCAGAGGACACTGCATTACCCTCAAGGATAGCAACCGCAGCTGCTATCTGGCCGAGAGTAGCCGTTGACCCACTGCCGAGAGAGTTGGTGCCGTCATCAAGCTCACCCAGCAAGTCCTCGTCACGCTTCTTTTCATAAGCGTCACCGAGTATCCTGCCAGCCGCCCTGATAACACTCTCCTGGTTATCCCGGACAACCTTCCATGTAACCAGAATTTGCGCTCCAACCTCTCCTGGAGTAATGGTAACCAAGGTGTCTGCCATCTGGGTGGGCTTCGACATATCAACACCCTCAGTCAGAGACTGAGCAGTTACCGTCCCCCAGTAGGGCACGTTTACAGTAGAGCCTTTGTGCAGTTCTTTGGGAATATTCCAAACGAGACTAGCCATGACAGCCTTGAACATTTGGGTAAATCTAGCCTCCTCGATAATAGTCGGTATCGTATCGGCTATTACAGAGGTAGTAGTAGTTCCACTGGCCAACTAGATTTCCTCCTTAAATGTTATGGCTAAAACATGGGTAAACCTCTTTCAGCACGCTTCTTCAGGTAAGCGCTTCTTACCCCGGGGTTCTCAGGGTTCTTAGCAAACTCCCTGGCTAAGTCCTCGTAGGACATAGTGGAGACGCTCCCTGTCGTCCCGAGTTTGGTAACACTCACCTTCTGTTGAGTCTGGCCGGCATCCTCTTTGGCCTTGCCAATAATCTTAGCCAGCTCTTCCATCTTTTCTGGTGTGCCATCGGTCAGCTTGAGAAGCTGCTCGTGGCTTACGCCATACTGAGCGCCAATCTTTATCGCAGCGTTCTCGGACATTAAACTGGCCAGCTTCCTGTCCTTGTCCGCTTCAGCTTGACGCTGAGCATCCAGCTTCTTCTTCTCAGTGTCCAATTGCAGTGCTTCAAGACGGTTCTTATAGTCGGCCTTCACTTTGGCAATCAGGTCGTCATCGTCGCCAGCCTTCTTGAGTTCCAGCTCATACTGGGCATCAAGAGCCTGCTTGCGAGCATCTGCCAACCTGACTATCTCGGCCTCGGCCGCCTGTTTCATTTGCAGAAGACTGGCAGCCTGAGCCTCAAGAGCCTTTGCATCCCGGCCAGCCTGAGCAAGCGCATCACTAACCGCTTTCGCAGTTAGCTCTTTTACCTGCTCTGCTGAAAAGGTTTGAGTCTCCCCACCACCTTCTGAAGTGCCCCGGGGCTTCCCGGAGGAGTCCAGATTATCAGTGTTGAGTGTCATTTTGTTTTACTAACCTCCTTCGTATTCATAAGCTATAGTGTTAATCCCAATGTTTTCTCTTATATAATCCACAACCTGCTGCGGGTATCTTATTGAAAAGTCGGACATCCGCCTGGCTCGGAAGATAATCCACTTTGCAGGCGGCTTAAACCGCCGTGCTACCCTCCTCTTCTGTATCAAGCACGAGACAGTAACATCAATAACAATCATCTGCCTTAACATATCCACCCTGTGCTCTATATCCACCACTCTTACAGGAACAGCATCCTGCCTCATTATCATGTTCACCACCCTGTTGGTCGCTACCACTATACCCTCAGCCAGCTCACTATCCTTCCAAACCATCACACAGGGGATTACAATCTGCTGAAAAACCTTTTGATGCTCAAGGTGTGAGAATATCTGCCATGCTGTCTTCATCAGCACCCCCTTCTGGTAGATTAGCAACTGAGTCCTGAAGTATCATATCCGCCTCTGGGAACTGTCTCCCCTCCCCCGCATCCACATCCTCCCCCAGTATATCCCCCACGTAGTTATCATACTCTCTCTCTTTTGTTACCTGCTCCATACTGCTAATACCTCTTCCACGCCTTACGTCTCCCCGGTCTGGCGGTTGCAAACCCGAACCTCTCGACTATACCGAAGATACCATACCGAAAGGCATCACAGGCATGGTCTTTATATTTAACAGGCTCGTCAAGCACATGCCCGTCTTTATCCTCTTTCCACTGATACCCCTTTAACTCCTCAATCAACCCCACACTCCGCTTAGTAACATACAGTTTTTGCCTCTTACATAAGTCTATACCCAGCTTTACATCCTTCTTAGCTGGGTAGCACACGTAGCCCGCCTTACATATCTCCTCTATCCTGTCAGGCTCCGACGAGTCCGCATAAATATCCCCCCTCTCCAGATGAGAGAGCTTCTCTATTAAATCAGCATTCGTCTTATGCACTTCGTAAAAACACTCATCTAAGAAGAACTTCTGCTCGTTCACCGCTACCTTAATCAATGCCATCGGCTGAGAATACCCAAAGTCCAAACCATAACACATCGCCTCATACTCCGACGGCATATCATCCACCACTTCCCAGTTCGTGTAAATCAGATTATCTAACCTGCCCCACTCACCAAGAACATAAACCCGGTAATAGTTCATGTCCTCATTTATCAGGTTCTCCAATAACTGGATATACTCTCTATCCAAAAACGGATTATCCTTGTAAGTCGAGTGTATTACCTCAACCTCACCACTCGGCACTAAACATAACTTCTGATTTACCCAGCACCCCTCATCTACAGGATTGAGTGTTATGTAAAGTTGGTTCGGCTCCCCCTCGACAGTCGGGTTCCTCAGTCGCATCTTCAATATCAGATAGTCATCATACGTGAACTGGTTCGCCTCCTCCATCCAGATATAGTTAAAATTCGCACTCTTTATCTTCTCCTTGTCCTCCTTATCCTCCCCCATCGAGAAAAACTGTATGTAAGACCCATTCCGAAAATGATAGGTGTGGTTCGTCTGATGATGACTCCCTTTCTCATACACCCCATACTTCTTCAATAAGTCAAGTATCATCTGCATCGCAGTCATCCTTAGCGACGGAAACGTCTTCCTGCATACCCCTATCACCTTCCCCTTCTCACTTAACGCCTTCGCTACTATTAACTGCGCTACCGAATGACTCTTACTACTCCCAGCCCCACCTACATTTACCACCGTCTTCGCCTTCGACTTCCTCGTCTTGTCAAATACTACCGTTACTTTATCCCTCGCTATCGACCTCATATACTCCCCTTTTAACTTTTTGCCCCGTAAAACATATCCCGTTCCACATAATACGAAACAAGAATATTTCTGAAACAACCTAATTTTACATCAACCAAACCTTTTTACTTTTTGAAAATTTATGCGCAAGGCCTCTATATATACAGGGTGGGGGTAGTTAGGGGATGGGGGTAGCTCGCCTCTCAGAATGTAGTTTAATGCGTTGACCTCCCTGCCCTTTCCCTTTATCAATCTTCTATCTTCTACAACACTTTATAGAAATCGCATCAGACGCACTGTAATTAAAATCTAGACGGGTCTAAAGCCGAGTTAATGGTTTCCTACCCCTGACCTGATAACACCCTATCCAGTGCTATGTAGTAAGTGTCGCACAATAGTCATTATGTAGTCTTCCCCTCTTCTATCTGTTTAGGTGGTTCCCCTTCCTCTAGTTTCTCCTCTTCTTTCTTATCAGTCACTACCTCAAACTTAATAGCCAAAGGTCTGTTATCGTCAGTAGAATGCTCAACCTTCTGGAATCGCCCCCACCTATCCTTAAAACGTCTCTCAAGTGCCGTCATAGAGGCCTGCCATCCCTTCTCGCCGGCATTCACCTTGTTTAGCTGTTTGTCCTCATAAGAGGCTTCGGCTTTTTTTACGAGTTCTAGCAACTCTCTACAAAGAT